AGGCAACGGATTTAAGAAGGTGTATGTAGATCCCAGTCTTGATAGACAGGTATCGATGTACATTCCAGCTGAAGACTTGGTGGTTCCTTATGGCGCATCGAGCTTGATGTCAGCTGAGCGCATCACGCATGTGATGAGGAAGACTGAGAATGAGCTGATCAGGCTACAGATTGCTGGCTTTTACCGTGATGTGAACTTGGGTGACCCAGACAATACGTTAGATGAGATTGAAAAGAAGATAGCGGAGAAGTTGGGGTTTAGAGCCACGACAGATGATCGTTATAAGATCCTTGAGATGCATGTGAATTTAGATTTAGAAGGTCACGAGCACAGGGATAAGGAAGGAAATGCAACAGGATTGGCGCTACCTTATGTGGTGACGATTGAGAAATCCACAGGTCAGGTGCTGGCAATCAGAAGAAATTGGAGGCCCAATGACAAAACATTCCAAAAGAGACAGCATTTTGTCCATTATGGATACATTCCTGGCTTTGGCTTTTATCATTTTGGTCTTATTCATCTTCTCGGAGCTTTTGCTAAGTCTGGCACTTCAATTCTCAGGCAGCTTGTAGACGCAGGGTCTTTGTCTAATTTGCCTGGCGGATTCAAGACAAGAGGATTGAGGGTCAAAGGAGACGATACACCGATAGCCCCAGGTGAATTTAGGGATGTAGACGTCCCAAGTGGCACGATGAAAGACAACATCATGCCTCTTCCCTATAAGGAACCCAGTCAGGTTCTGTACACATTGCTTCAAAACATTGTGGACGAGGCCAGAAAGTTTGCTTCCAGTGGGGACATGAAAGTATCTGACATGTCTTCTGAGTCACCAGTTGGTACAACGCTGGCGATTTTGGAGAGAACATTGAAAGTGATGAGCGCCATTCAGGCTCGTATTCACTATTCAATGAAACAAGAGTTTGGATTGTTAAAAGAGATCATTGCAGACTTTGCGCCAGCTGATTATTCCTATGAACCTGATACAGGATCGAGAAAAGCACGAAGATCTGACTATGAAATGGTCAATATCATCCCTGTGAGCGACCCAAATGCGGCCACAATGAGCCAAAAAGTGGTGCAATATCAGGCGGTTTTACAGCTTTCACAGACAGCTCCACAGCTTTATAACCTTCCTTTCCTGCATAGACAGATGTTGGAGGTGATCGGGATCAAGAATGCGGAGAAATTGGTCCCCATGCCTGACGATATGAAGCCAGTGGATGCGGTTTCTGAGAATGTGGACGCTTTGAAGAACAAACCTTTGAAGGCTTTCCCCTATCAGGACCACCAAGCGCATATTCAGATCCACATGGCGGCTATTAATGACCCCAAAATCAAGCAAGTCATTGGTCAAAACCCACAGGCTCCAGCGATTTTGGCGGCATTACAGGCGCACATTACAGAGCACGTAGGGTTGGAGTACAAGAGACAGATCATTCAGAAGATGGGCATGCCTATACCGTTTGGGGATGATGATGATTTCAAAATGTCACCCGAACAAGAGATGCAAATCACAAGAATGGCGGTTCCTGCGGCTCAACAAATCCTCAATCAGAACCAAACAGCGGTTGCGGCACAACAAGCTCAACAGGCTCAGAACGATCCAGTGATCCAAATGCAGATGAAAGAACTTCAGCTCAAAGCGCAGGAGATCGACATCAAGCAGAAGAAGCTGGACATGGAAGCCACGGCCAAGGCTGACCAGATTGAGATTGAAAAACAACGAATTGCAGCTCAGAAAGAGATTGCTGGCATGCAAATCGGGGCCAAAGTGAAGGTGGATAAAGAAACTTTATTGGCTAAACAACAGTTAGAAGGCATGAAATTGGGCCATCAAGTTGGAAACAGTCAAGCTCAACTGGAACAACAAAGACGGATAGAAACAAACAGGATGTTGTCTAACTTGGTCAAAACCCAACAACAACGTCAAAAAGTCCCCCCAAAAAAGGATAACAAATGAAAGAAAAAATACTTGATCATCTCCTCAAAAAGGTAGATGACAAAGTCAGAGGCTTGGAAGAGTCTCTGGGTACAGGCGTAGCCAAAGACTATGCTGACTACCAAAAGATGTGCGGACAGATCACTGGTCTTTTGTCCGTGCGTTTATACATCACAGACCTAAAAAAGAACTTGGAGAATTTTGATGAGTGAAATACTGATCGGCTCAAACCCCGATGATGTGAGTAGCGTAACCACCCTGCCTCAAACAGCAGAAGAAAAAGCCAAACAACTACCCGAGCCATCTGGCTATCACATGTTGGTCGCTATCCCTGATAGAGAAGAAACATTTGATGGCAGCTCTATCATCAAGTCTGCCCAAAGCATGCACTATGACGAGGTACTTTCTACCGTTTTCTTTGTGATGAAGATGGGCCCAGATTGCTATTTGGACAAAACCCGTTTCCCCAATGGACCATGGTGCAAGGTCGGTGACTTTATTTTGGCAAGACCCAATACAGGGACCAGATTGAAGATTCACGGTAGAGAATTCAGATTGATCAATGATGATTCTGTGGAGGCCGTAGTTGAGGACCCACGTGGCATCACTCGTGTATAAGGAGGTTGTATGGCTGAATTTGAAAAAACAGAATTTAAATTTCCAGACGAATTAGGAGAACTTCCTGAAGTCGAAGTGGAAATTGAAGATGACCGTCCTGAAGAAGACAGGATCAATGCAGAGCCTTTGCCCAAAGCTCTTGTTGAGGAAATCGACAACGATGACCTAGAGGCTTATTCAAAAGAGGCAAAGCAGCGTTTGCTTCAAATGAAGAAGCTGATCAATGACGAGAGAAGGGCCAAAGAGCAAGCCTTTAGAGAGCAACAAGAAGCGGTCCGTGTGGCCCAGGCAATTATTGATGAAAACAAAAAACTCAAAGGACGTTTGTCTGATGGGGAAAAAGTCTACATTGAAAACGTCAGGGATACAGTTAACCGTGACTTAGATACTGCCAAGCGTGAATACAAAGAGGCTTATGACTCTGGTGATTCAGATCGTTTGGTTGAGGCACATGAAAAACTGATGGAAGTGAAGTTTAAAGCGCAACAAGTTGCCAGCTATCGTCCACAGTATGATGAAAATGCTTTACAATCTGGCGAAACTGAGGTACAAATACCTCAAACGCAACAACAACCCCAACGATTGGACTCACGAACCCAAGCGTGGCTTGACAAAAACAAGTGGTACGGGGTTGATGAAGATATGAGTTTTCTCGCTATGGGTGTCCATAGACGTCTGGAAAAAGAGGGAGTCCCGACAGGCTCCGATCATTACTGGAACGTCATTGATACAGAGATGAGAAAACGCTTTCCCGACAAGTTTGGGGAAGACGCAGGGACCAAAGACCCTGTAACAACTCGGAAATCCACGGTCGTTGCTCCTGCGACACGTTCAACATCTTCAAAAAAGGTTAAATTGACCAACACGCAGCTGGCGTTAGCTAAAAAATTCAAGCTAACCCCAGAACAGTACTATGACGAACTTACAAAATTGGAGTCCTAAAATGGCTGAAACAAGAGCACCCCGTGAAGTAACTACCAGACAACAAACAGAGCGTCCTAAACAGTGGCGTCCTCCAGAGCTGTTGCCTGAACCCGATAAGCAAGCAGGTTTTGCTTATAGGTGGATACGAGTTTCGATGCTGAACAACGCTGACCCACGTAATCTTTCTTCAAAATTGAGAGAAGGTTGGGAACCAGTTAAAGTTGAAGAGCAACCCAAGTACAGACTGTTAGCTGATCCCGATAGTCGTTTCAAAGACAACATCGAGGTTGGTGGATTGTTACTCTGCAAGATTCCAGAAGAGTTTGTGCATGCAAGGTTTGAGTATGAAAATAATCAAACAGCGGCACAAGCGGAAGCTGTAGATAACAGTTTGATGCGTCAGAGTGATGCGAGAATGCCGCTTTTTATGGAGCGTAAATCCTCGGTCAGTTTTGGTAAAGGTTCTTAAACATTTAGGAGATTTTCATGGCTTATCCTACAGTAGTGGCCCCTTATGGCCTCAAGCCTGTAAACCTAATTGGCGGTAGAGTTTTTGCTGGTTCAACTCGCTCATTCCCTATTGTTAATGGTTACAGCACAAGTTTGTTCAACGGTGACGTTGTTCAACTCGGTACTGGTGCAAACATCGGTGCATTGGTTGCGTCTGGCATTACATACAACTCGACTTCAGCAACAGCTGGAACGATTGGTATTTTTGTTGGATGTGAATACTCAACAACTGGCGGTCCAATTTACGGTAAGAATCGTTACCAATTTTGGCAAGCTAGTACAACTGCTCCTGATGCAACTGGTTATGTTGTTGATGATCCTCAAGCAGTGTTCCAAGTAGCTGTTGTTGTTAGCCCAGCTGGTACTGGTGGTTCTACCACACTTCAGTACATCAACCCTGCCTTCATCGGTTCCAATGCTTATTACATTGGTAACGCTGCTGGTAATACTGGATCCACAACCACAGGTGACTCACAAGCTGGTATTGCAGTTTCTGCAACTGCCACTGTAAGCACACCGATTGTGACTGCAAGCTACGGTGCTTTCCGCATTGTTGGTGTTGTTCCTGCGTCAGCTGTTACTGTAACAAGTAACGCTACAAGCTCAAGCACAACCATCACATTGTCTTCAGCCAATAGCGCAATCACTCCTGGAATGGCAGTGAATGGCCCTGGTATCAACCAAGGTTCAAACACTTACGTAACAGCAGTATCAGGCACTTCAGTGACGATTAATACAGCAGTGACAACTGCTCAATCGACCGCTGTACAGTTTTCTTTCACAGGCTATCCAGAAGCATTGGTAACATGGAACTTTGGTTACCATAGCTACTTCAATGCCACTGGCGTTTAATTAAGGAGCATTTAAATGGCTATTTCACGTGCACAACTACTTAAAGAGTTGCTCCCTGGCTTAAACGCTTTGTTTGGTCTTGAGTATGCTCGCTACGGTGAAGAACACAAAGAGATCTATGAAATCGAGACTTCTGAGCGTTCTTTTGAAGAAGAGACAAAACTGTCTGGTTTCTCAGCAGCACCAGTCAAAAACGAGGGCCAAGCCATCGCTTATGACAATGCTCAAGAAGCTTGGACTGCTCGCTATAACCACGAAACGATTGCCCTTGGCTTCAGCTTGACTGAAGAGGCTATTGAGGATAACTTGTATGACTCTTTGTCTGCACGTTATACAAAAGGCTTGGCTCGTGCAATGGCTTATACAAAGCAGGTCAAAGCAGCCGCAGTGTTGAACAACGGCTTTAATGGCCAGTTCACATACGGTGACGGACAGCCTTTGTTTTCAACGGCTCACCCCTTGATCTCTGGTGGTACTAACGCCAACACTCCTTCTACCCCTGCTGACTTGAACGAAACCGCATTGGAAAATGCTGTTATTCAAATCGCTGCATGGACAGATGAGCGTGGCCTCTTGATTGCCGCCAAGCCCCGTAAGTTGATTGTTCCTCCTGCTCTCCAGTTCGTAGCAACTCGTTTGCTCGACACTGAATTGCGTGTTGGTACAAACAACAACGACATCAATGCAATTAAGAACAATGGTTCTGTTCCAGAAGGTTATACCATTAACCACTTCTTGACAGCTACCAATGCTTGGTTCCTGACCACTGATGTGCCTAACGGCTTGAAGATGTTTGTTCGTACACCTCTCCAGAATTCCATGGATGGTGATTTTGATACAGGGAACGTTCGCTACAAGTCTAGAGAGCGTTATTCTTTTGGTGTCTCTGACCCCTTGGGAATCTACGGTTCTTACTAAAATTTTCTTGCAAAGAGAATTTATCCCCAGCCTAAAAAACTGGGGATTTTTTTTAAAAAAAGTTGCACTATTTCAAAAAAGTAGTACACTCAATCTATCTGGGAGTTTCCTCTTGTTGCCACTGGCCCAGCAGACGATGCAACGATTAACAAGAGACTTTTGCATAAGGAATTATCATGGGACGTAGTACATTTGAAGGGCCAATTCTTGCAGCTGATAACCGCTTTGGCCCCCAGCGTGATGCTGGTTATGTGTTATTAACACAGCAAGCTTTTCTTGATTTTTCAATTACGACTGCCAATACCGCTAATTATGGTGGTGCATCTGGTCAGTTTGTAGCCTCAAACAACATCCCCAATAGCAACGCCACCATTTGGACTCCCCAGTCTGGCGTGTACAGCACCAGTGGTCCTACAGTAGCTTCAGCTCCTACAGCTGATGCAACAACTACTGTTTATCGTGGCGTATCATTCTTGATTCCACAAGGATCTAACATCACTGATGTGATTCTTGATATCGGTGTGATTCCCAAAGATACAGCTGGAACACCTTTGGCAGTGACCGCAATTCAACCTTATGTTTCAAATAACTTTGCAACATCTACTGGCGTGTATGCGACCTTTGCCAATATTTCTAGCCCTGCGACACAGAGATATACAGCTACTTTTGTTGGTACTCAGTTGGATTACTCTTATGGAACATTGCAAGATGTTCAAAATTTACAGCCTGGACAGCAACCTACATGGTTCTCCCAAGTGGTTGTGACTTTAAAGATGACCACCTCAACGGCTGGTTTATCTTCGGGTCAACTTGCTGTTACATTGAAGTATGCACAACAAGACTTGAACATTGGTAACACTACAACTTACCCATACGGTAACTTTGATTAATCTTCTAGGGGCTTCGGCCCCTATCTTTAAACTTTAAGGAGATTAATATGGGACAAAGTATCAATGGTATTCCAAATACCAACAATTCGATAAATTCAATTACCCGTCAGGCCAAGTACGAACCATTTGATTTACAAGTTGCTCGTGGTCAAGTTTACGGACATAGTGTCCTAAACATTTATGGCTACCAAGCAGCGGTAGGCACATCATTTGTGCCTGTGTGGGAAGGTAATAGCTCTTACACTTTTCCCTCTTCTGCAATTCAAATGCACATTGTCAGCTCTGTTAATACTGGCGATGATAAGACGGCTACTCTTATTCTTATCAATGGCTTGGATGCAAACTACAACCAAATTTCTGAAACTATAAAGTTGAACGGTACGACCACTGTGACCACAGTAAAATCGTACTTTCGTATTAACAGCATGGCGGTAACGAGTGGTGCACCCACTGGTAACATCACGCTAAAAGATACATCCGACACCACTTTGTATGCGGAAATTTTAGCTGGCAATGGTCGCACTTTGATGGGTATATACACCGTCCCTGCTGGTTATACGTTCTATTTAAGCCGTATTGACATTAATACAAGCTT